AATTGCAAATAGAATTGCATACCTGAAAAAGAGGAAAGCTGAATCGTTCTTAATGAGCGCTGATGAGATATTGAGAGACCTGAAAATAATTTGGAACCTAAATATTATCGAAGTGATGGAAAACCCCAAAAAATACGGCCAATATATTCAACGGATAAAGCTTAAAATACTTGACGGCAAACAGGTCATAAGCGATTTGCAGATGGTATCAAAAGAGCAAATGATAAAATTGTTAGGACAAAACCTGAAACTATTTGCACAAAACATAAATCTTGAATTCGATGAATTACCATTCCATGAACTGCTTGCCAAAAAGATAATCGGGAATGAGGATTTCATCGATAAGTTATTTAAGGACGAAGAGCCAGAAAGCGATTGACTGATTGGAAAGGTCAAACAAAATAAAAATAAATTCATAAATTAGTTGACAAAATAACCTTTTCTATGTATAATATAAGTAGATGGTAACCGGTTGTTACCTCGAAATAACTTGGAGGTTATTATGAAACAAGAAACTAAACAACTTTCCGAATTAACATTGCTTGTCCTTTATCTGTCAGGTTGGGAAGAGGATTGTCGGACAGACCCAGGGCGGTCAATCCGTAGGGCATGGAAGGGCCATCCCTTTGAAGTGCTGAACGAACTTGACGAAAAAGAACTCATCACCCAGCATCCCAAATCCAAAAGCATTGTTTTTACGGAAGCTGGTAAGACTATAGCCAAAGAGCTTATGGAAAAATATCTCGGTTAGTCAATTTACTCTGCGGTCGGGTTCGCCCGGCCTCGGAGGTAAATTAATTAATAACAGGAGGTTTAGCATGAAACAACAAAGAGACTCAAAGGGGAGATTCGTTTCCTCACAAGAAAAAAGTTATCATTATTTTATTCCTTACAAGGGTAACAATGGATGTTCTATAGTCCATTGGAGTAATACCTTGAGAAATTTCAGATCAGCCTGCAGAAATCGGGATTTTGTGGAAGATGATCCACAATGTAGGATTCTTGATCCTGCAACCCTTAGTGCGGCGGACATTTGGCTTTCTCAGTTGCTATCATGGGAAGAAAAGGAAATAGCGGAACTGCTATAATGGAGGACAAAACGAAACAAGTAATGAAAGAAATAACAGAATTGCGGAGAAATGTTACTGATGCGTTCAATGCACTGAAAGATGCAAAGAATAAGGTCGAGATGCGTCACGCGGATTTGGCGGTAGCCGAAAAGAAACTGGCAGAAAAATTCAAAGAGTTGGGATTGACAACACTCGATATCCTGCTTGAATCTTACCGGCCAGACCCAACATTACCTGGTGGCATTTGGATAATGTCAAGCTTCCGAGTTGACAGAACAAAAGTAAGATGCTCCGATATCATTCTCCCTGACTTTGTAAATATATTCTATGCAGAACGCGACGATAATACACAATGCTGGGGGGGTACCATTTGCTATCCGCATAATCAAGCGATAAGCGATAGGGATAGAGAGTTATGGAATAACCCCATATTTAGACGAAATAAGGGGAGGTAAAATGAAATATGATCATGACATCGTAGGACTGAAACACAATGGCACAGTGATTGGCTATATGTGCTATGGTAGTTTTTTTGAGAAAGCTCTATTGTGGCTTGCTGTTCACGATAGGAAAGTTAAAAGAATATGGCACGATGGTATCCTGTGGAATGTCAACATTATCGGCGATCCGCATAGGTACTTACATCGTTATCGCACCTTGATTCATCTATGGGACGAAGAGGATGTGAAGTTAGTTGAGGACATCACGGGCCTTATAAAGGAAATTAATTTGGAGAATATGCGGGAGTGTGCAAAGTGACACAAGTACAGTTATGGATTAAGGCACAGCATGAAATTGGCATGAGATATGGCGCTATAGCAAGCAACCTGGGGGTGTCAAGGCAGACGCTTGATAAAATAAGAAAGACTGGCAGCATACTATCGCCGACATACATCGAAATGATAAAAAAATTCATGGAGGTAACCAGTATTAGTCGGAGCGAGTTGGCAGAATAAAAACAATAATGATAAAATTAACAAAATATAAAACTGAACCATCATTACCGGGGACATTACTTAAGGTGAGATTTGGTCATAATAACCAGATTTTGTCTATAATCTATTTTTATAATGCAAAAATCGGCGCATTAAAACAAATCTACCGTTCAAAAAATTGCAAAAATGCACCACACCATAAAATAGAAAAAGTGTATCAAGAGGTCTTAGAGTTGGCAGATAAGATGCCATGAACAAGAAGTAAATTGACATAATTAGATTAAAATACTATCATATTGCATGAACCTAACTGAAAAGGAGAAGCTGGCCTATCGTAACGCTAAAAAATATGCATCGCTTAGGCACTACATAGAGAATGGAATAAATTCAGTAAAATCAGTTAAAAAACTGATAAATTACCAGATACTCCCAGTAAAAGTATCGACGAAACGCATTTGCGATAATGAAGATCATTGTAGTCAATTTCATTATTTATCGGAAATGTTATTGAACGTTTATCCTGAGGTAATCGCGTGGGCTAATCGAGGCGGAAGCAAAACTTATTTTCTGGCCTTAATAAATTGGCTTAAATCTCTAATTTTTGCGAAACGAGAGGCGATAATACTCGGAGCATCAGAGGCGCAATCGCTAAGAGCATATGAGGCGATGTCTAATTTTTGGGGCATCGGCACATATGAGGGATTTGACAAACCTCTTATTGGTAAATATGTCGAAGGGGATACGCTAAAGCAGATAACAAGGTTCAAAAACGAATCGAAAGTCTACATACTTTCAGCATCAAACAAATCTGTGAGCGGGCCTCATCCACAATCCCTTAACCTTGACGAAGTTGACGAAATGGATTCGGATGTATTAGAAATGTCTCTTTCACAGCCGCAGTATAAGCATGGCGTACCTGCCCAGGTAACCATATCATCAACAAATCACGTCTCAAACGGAAATATGGATAGTCTAATAAGAAAAGCAACCGAGAGTAATAGAGCCAAAATATTCAAGTGGTGCGTTTGGGAAACATTAGAATCGTGTGCCGGATTATATGAATGCTCTACCTGCCCATTGACTACCTTTTGCCCTGGAACACAAATGAAAGCTGCGACCGGGTATTATAAAATAGAAGATTTCCTAACTAAATTGAGCATGTTATCACTCTATACGATACAAGTGCAATGGTTCTGCAACAAGGTCGGTTCTCCTGATTTAATTTATAAGGATGAATTCGATCCTAACGTACATTTATTGAGCATAGATTTTAATCCACGAAAAACTGTATTTTTATCGGCAGATTGGGGCGGTACTCATCCGTTTTGCATCGGGGTATATCAGGATTATAGGAGTGATAAAAAGCTGAACGCATGGGTTAAGATTGACGAAATATATATGAGCGAAACCGATAACCAGCATGTCATGGCTGAAGCAAAGAAAAGGCCATGGTGGGATTATATCGATCAGTCTGGCATGGTATGCGACCCGTCAAGAAAGGACCTGCGGATAGAATGGAATAGCGTTGGAGTCAATACGGTTGGAGCAAATAACGATGTAGAGATTGGCATTTCAAAAGTGAAAGGATCGCTAAAACCGGTGCTCGGCAGTGCTAAAATATACTTCTCAAATAAATGCCGCAACACTATCAGGGAATTTTCATCATATAAAAAAAATAAGAAAGGAAATATTGTGAAGGAAAATGATCATGCGATGGATGAATTGAGATATTTTGTATTAGCTCACGTTAATCCGATTGTCAAGAGTGGAAAGAACAAACCGAAATTGTATAAAAGCGAATTAAGTAAAGGTTTAGACTTTTAAATCGTTAAAATTTAACAATTTGTTGAAAAATATGAAAAACAGATATATAATTGTATTATGCCAAACGAAAAAGAAACAACCAAAAATTTAAAAACCGGGATCAACAAAGCTTTCATAAATGACAAAATGAGTATATCTGGGTGGCTTGACGATATGCCATATGATCCAAATGAGGTGCTGGGAATCAGATCAAACTTCTTAACAAAAGAGGAGACTGTCAGAAAAATGGATTCTGCAGACCCGACATTAGCTGGTCTAAAAGAAACTATCATCGCTGCTATTCTCGGACAAGAGCAAATATATGAAGCAGATGCCGATGATAAAGGGGAACGCGAATTTATAATGGACGCATTCAACAGGGTCTCTAAATTGCGCAATAAGCACAAAGACATGTTATCTGCTATTTTTATTGGCAACTCATTTACCGAATTGATTATCAAGAACGATAATTTTAATGGTAATATAGTATGGACTCTTGATGAGGATTTAGGAGGGTTGATAGTAAGGCCGCCATCAAAATTTTGCTATAAGCAAAAAGAAGATGGCACGTGGCAATTAATGATGAATGTTTTCGGCGGATTCTTAATCAATGAGTGTATCGGACTTGAAGAGCCTCTCGATATGAGAAAATTTAAATCGATGACATATAATGCGGAATTTGGCAACCCAATTGGAAGGGGAATTTATAACGACATATATAATTACTGGTGGGTAAAAAAAGAGGAAGTAAAAATGTGGTCTTTGCTAGGCGAAATCGTCGTAAGCCCTAAAAATATATTCACACCTAAAGACAAAGACGCTTCGTTTACCGAAGAGGAAAACGAAACATTAGGAGAATTCTGTAAGAATCCAACAGCATTCAAAAGTATAGTACTCCCTACTCATCAAGTTGAAGTGACAACATTGGGTAGTAATGTCAAAGCACCGGGGGAAGCATACGATAAATTTATTAATTTCTGCAATATTTCTATGGCGTACCGTATGCATGGGCAAGCGCTGGCATTAAACGAATCTTCTGGCAGCCAGGCCAAAGAAAGTGTGAGAATGCAACTATTCAATTATCTAACTGAATCATACATTGTGAGCTTCGAGGAGTTCATAAACGATGAGATAATTAAACAGTTATGTGATTTCAATTTCGTAAACCCGGCCTATCCGAGATTTAATATAATCAGACCGGAATCTCCTGATCCTAAGCCCTGGGTAGAATCGATGAAGGGGGCAGTTGAGTTAGGAGCTAAGGTTCCAAGAAATTGGTTTGAAACTAAACTGGGAATACCTAATCCAAAGGAAGATGAATCAATATTGGAAATAAAAGAAAAAGTTGGCGCGCAAACATTCAATGAATTTCTTGATGGACTTGAAACGCACATTGCGGATTATAAATATTTAACCAAATAATACTTGAATTAATTTGAAAAATTAGTTGAAATAAACTGAAATTTAGTGCATAATTATGGTATGAGAAGAAATAAGATTAATAGCGTCAACACCCAGGGAGGTAAAGTTGGAATTGAAAGAATGGCATAAAAAACAACTCGATGAAGGGATGAAGGTTATGTCAATATATCATAAAATTGGCATTTCAAACAACACGTACCAGCAGGCATTGAAAGGCGGCTATGTATCGGCACGCACGGCCAAAAAGATTGAAGGGGTGTCAGGTATCGCATGGCACACGATGGTAAAATTGAATGGATAACGCAACTATAAGGCTATTCGGTCAAGTCTTTAAGATAATTTATGTCAATCAAGATGAAATATCTAATTGTTTCGGTGAGAAAACGGTATACAATTCAACGATAAAGATAGCAGATCACCTTTCCGGTCATGAGCGAATATCAACGTTGCTGCATGAAATTTCTCATCAAATCCTAAGGCAGTCCGCGGCAGAACACAAGATAGCAGATAGCGATATTGAATTCATTTGTGATGTATTTGGATTTTCGCTTGCAACCATCATCCTTGATAATCCTGATTTTTTAGAAATAATAAAAGCAAGTGATGCAAATAGGGAGTGATTGTGGAAAATGAAATAAATGAAATTATCGCATGTCAGGACATGATGACATTTTTGGGAATATTTTATGGCCATATGGTAGATAGCAAAACACCCGGTAAAAATAAAATATGCTTTGCTGTCATAAAAACAAAAGAACTATTGGAAAACTACAAAAAATTAGTCCTGAAGGAAGAGGTGAAGAAAATTGGTCTGGAAAAAACAGAAAAATGAACATACTGAAAGACTTGCTTAATTTACATTATCCGCAGCGATGCACTATATCTATCGGCAGCATTAATATTGGAGATTATGTTTTCGTTAGCAAATATGAGGACGCAGATCCCAATGATCCATGGGCAGTTGGCTTTGTGGATGCGATTGGAACTGATCGCAAAGGAGATTTCATCCACATTCGCGGACAGGAAAGAAGGCCTTGGAGAAACGCAATAAAGATTGACAAGGAAACTGGCAATAATATTTTAAATACGTGTGTAAATTTTCAATAAAGGAGAAAAAATGAGTCAAACTAACTGGACAAAAACAAAAAAACTACTTTCACCTACACTTGAAGTAATTGCTTTGATAGTATGGGTTTCCTTTTTGTTGGCATTACCAACGATGTTATTGTGGAACTGGTTAATGCCAGGAATATTTGGATTAGTAGAAATTGGTTATTGGCAAGCCATGGGGCTTAACCTTTTATCAAGTATATTATTTAAATCAGCAAAGTAAATCATGAAACAAATATTAGAAGAGAGCAAATTGATAGGTAAGACAATCAAGACAACTGGGCACGCAGATAATGCTTTTGCTTTGTTCTTTGCAGACGAAACGTATGCTGTTTTTTTTGGATGGGATGATGGAAGTGTTGAATTAATGGATGAAATTTACAGTTCAGGACCTACAGAACTAAGCGCACGCAAATTGCGAGATATTGGCATAATTAAGCAAGAGCAATACGATAAGATTGTAGCTCAGGAGTTGGCAACTGTTGTGAGAAGTTATGATTGTGAATAGGGTATAGCATGAATCTATTTTACATCGATGTCGAAACTACTGGCTTTGACACTAAAAAGAATGAGGTAATAGAGCTTGCTTTTGCGATTGAGGTAGATGGAGTAATTCATTTGAAAATGAACCTATTCCTAAAACCAAATAGATTAGATACCATTAAGCAAGAAGCTCTAAACGTTAACGGTTGGAGCATCGATGAACTAAAAAAATTACCAGACCGGCAGATAGCCTGTAATTTCCTTTATGAAACGATTGAACAATACAAAAATGATTACAATAATTTCAATAGATTCAAAATTGTTGAGTATAGCAATGGATTCGATTATAAATTCATGAGAACCATTTACCTGAGTAACGACCAGTTCGGCAAGCATTTCGGAAAGGAATCAATTAACGTGCTATCTTTGTCAAAAAAGAAATTGCCTAAAATCAAATCGCATTCATTGAAGTCGGTTTCAAGGGCATTAGGAATAAATATTGATGACAATTTGATCCATGGCGCTGCTTATGACCGAGACATTTTAATTAAGATTTACAATAAATTAAAACTTAAAAGATGACATCACGATTGAAAAATCCAAAAAATAATGACATAATATAAATATGCCAATACCGAACGGAATCAAAGCCATTGAATTGATAGGTGATAGATCGATAAATGTGGCAATCCCGCTATACAAAAAACAAGTAGATTCATGGTTAGGCGATATCAATTCCCAGATGAAAGATTATGATGATTTTAAAAAACTAAAATTGACTCCAATTTCAAATGAGATTAAGAATACAATAGAGAGAACTCTTTTGTTGACATATCTGATGGGCAATGGGTTTGCCGAAGAGGATAAGGAAAAACTGGAAATATTAGAAAAAAGAGCCAAATTCACACTTGACATTTTATCTGGTAACAAAATAGAATCAATTTATAATTTTGCAATTATCACCGGGGTGAATTGGAGAATAGTAGGATTTGAGCTTGCAAGAAAATTGTTAGCAGCCAAAGAAGTTATCCCGGCAGCAGTTTTCAAAGCGGCAAGCGCTTACATAAAATCAATAGCATTCTCCGTGCAGCGCATAGAGGATTTGAATGCAATCGGATTAATCAAGAAATCACTGAAAATGTCAATAGACAACGGGTATGTCTTTCGTGACTGGATGAATATGACATTGCCTGATCTATTCCAAAAAAATGGATACTTAAGAACTCCCAGCCTAACGCCACATCATTTAGAAACTGTATTCCGGACTAATCAATCGAGCGTTTACAATTCAGCAAGATATGAGAACTTCATGAGGGATAGGAATATTGAAGCTATTGAATACCTGGCTGTAGTAGATGATAGGACACGATCAGAACATGAATCACTTGACGGATTCATTGCTCCGAAGGATGATCCTGTTTGGTTTCAAATTTATCCGCCCAATGATTACAATTGCAGGTGCAGTGCTGGCCCTGTTTCAGCATACGGCCTAAAGACTGGCAATCAAAAAATCTCAATCATCGATGATAAGGTAAGAGGTGGGATAAGCGTGGTACATTCAGATTTTACCGGTAAGCAGAATTTGCTAAATATTGATAAGAGAATTAAAGGATTAATCCCTGATAAGCTTGAAGAAATAGCTAATATAACTTTTTAATGATGGAATCCAAAATTTCTAATTTTTCTCTCGACTATCTTTTTAATCTTCTCTGGCATACCATAGAAGCTCTTGATTTCTGATACCGAATTGCCTTTCATTATCACAAAATAGAAAATTCCATTCAATTTCTTTAACTGGACACTAAAACTGAAATAAATATCATCTGTCAAGTGAATTCTGTAATACGTTGCATATCCCCTATTTGTACCGGCCGATAGCCATGGGATCGAATTCTTTATGAGATTTATAATTTCTTTATTTTTCATTTTTATCATTACAAATTACATTAGAATATTATAATACAACTTTAATAAATATTCCAAATAAACTTTTTTTAACAATATAGTTGACAAATCGTTAAAAAAAGTTTATATAATTGAACATGCCGATAGATATTAAAGAGAATACAATCAGAGCAAGAGTACGCAACCCGGGAGAATTCATACAAAGTAGTTTTAGAACTATCACTATTGACGCAACCCAGGGGATAATGCAAGTTATTGGCAGACTAATCGGAAAAACTACCACTACGGCGCAATCTTACATATTTGATTTAAGCAAAAAAAGATGGACGCGCGAAACGGTAGAAATGTGGATAAAAGATCATGGCTTGAAGGTGATATAATGAAAACGTTAAGAGATTTAGAATTTTTCAAAGAGGGCGATTATACGAAGCAAGGAAAAGACGAATGGACAAAAGAGGATTTTGATAAAGCATTAGAAAATTTCAAAAAAATTGGCACCGATATTCCTATCGTATTAAAT